CCTGCAGCGCGGTACAAGCTAAGTGTAGCACCAGCAATCTGGGGGTGTGATACCACGACTGTGGGAATTGGAATTTTAGAAATCCTACTATCGGCCAAAGTGGTAGATCCATAAAAAGTCGCAACCATATGGCCAGTGGAATAGTAGGGTACCTCAAATTCAATAATTCCTTCTTTATCGAGGTAAATCACGAGAGGGTTGTCGCCGAACCCAGGTTGATAAGCCAAATTGCCTGGCGAAGCAACCGGGATATCGACGATGGAAGCCATAATTCCTGAACCAATAGCAGAGCCTGGATTAGAGGCCGTCCTATTGATCGTAGAATTGTTGATGTAAACGGAAAAGGGGATAGAAGCGTTAAAGTTGGCCGGAATGGTTAATAAAGCAAGCTTAAAACGTACAGATCCTCGCATAAACGAGTACATCGGGGCGAGATGTTGAATATAATCAGTGGGGGTGTATAGAGGCGTGGTAGATGTTATTGAGCCAGTGGCAACGGGTGTTAACTGCCAGGGTCGAATGAGAAGGTTAGTAGCAGTCGTTCCTGGTTGGGTTGCATTGGCTGGAATCGCAGTAAATGTTGACGTCTGTACACGAATGAAACGCTTAATGAGTTGCCTCGCCGACGTCACAACCTCTCCAACACACATGGACGCCGGTGGAATTTTAAGTCCTCCTGCATTCATGTGGTCTTCTGAAACCTCCTTCGTATCTTCAACACCTCCAACTTGAGCAGTACCTTCGACTGGTATCTCATTATCCATGTCTTCTACCACCTCACGCTTAGAGCGCTTTGGTGGTTTCTTACCCTTGTTAGTGGGGACCACTTCCAAGGTGGATGATGAGGCCAGTGCGGTGGTGGGGAGTCCATAAGGCAAAAACGTGGTCTGATTCGGGACTGCGAACTGAGCATTTTCCATGTGGGAGAACACAATAACTTCGACGACGGAGGCACATTGTGGGGCAGCAACAAGAGGGTTAATAACCGTCATTTGTATTTGTCCCAAACAATAGTTCCTAGCGTCACCAGAAGTTA